TGTTCTCCATGCAGCCATTCCCTTATTAAAAACTCTTCTTAAGAACTGTACTGGGATTCCCGTCTTCTCTGACTTGTTCTTAAGAGCTACGTTAGAATCTTCTAGGACGACTTCTTCACCATACATCTTCTTAAACTTTTCAGTGTACTTGCTAGATGGAAGTGACTTGCCTTTTTTCTCGAGTTCCTTCTTATACTTCTGATCAGCAGTCCAGTCGTCTGGATATGCGGCGGGGTCATCTGATGACATCTTCTTGAATCTCTCAATCTCACGCGTCATTTCTCTTTTGAGCTCAGTCTTTTTAGATGATCCAGTAAACCTAAGGTAGTCTGGGTTGTTTACCTTCTCGAGGAACACTTTAAAGGTTATCATCTGTACCATCCTTGAATTTTGTTATCAAGCTCTTCATCAGTAGCTACTAGAGGAACTAAATACTTTCCCTTTCCTTCTTGGATATCTGCTATTGCTCTTTTTGCAATAGGATTTTTTATAGATGAAGAATAAAATGATTGTGTTTTCTTAAATGCTCTCATAAGTGCAGCATCATCTAATTTACCTTCGGTATTATCTACTTCTATAAAAAAACCAACTTTAGATTTTAAGAATCTTACATTGTCTTCATTGCGCTCATCTACATCTTCAATAAACTTAACGTCAACCTCTCTTGGTATTTCTTTTTCCCTTTCTTTTGCGCGCTGTTTAGCTAGCTCCAAGTTCGATTTAACATGAATAACACCGACATCATATCCAAGTGATTCTAAAATGCCCATGCGGTGAAGTATGTTAGATGCATCTTGAGATGTACCGTCAATAAACAATGGAAGCATTCCGTTTATATAGTTTTTTAACTGTGATCTTGTCATCTTGTGCGTTTTATCTTTAAAGAATTTTTCCCAATTTTCAGGAGTACTTCTAATTTTCCATTTTTTAGCAAGATGCTCTGCAGATTTGTCAGTATTAACGATCACGGGAGATACTATTCCTTTTAACCTAGATGCGGTATATGATTTTCCAGCACCAGGAATTCCTACGATAAATATAGCCTTAAAAATTCCTTTATCATTTATTGACTCAGACATAAATTGCTTGAATGTTATCATTTTGAAATTCCCATCAATACTTGAATTGCGGTGTCTTTATATCTAGGACCTACATTGAGCGCATAGTAATTATCACACTTTAAAACAACCTCTTTACCTTTATCAGAATTATTTTCGAGTAGGTTTCTAAGATTATTATTTGTATAAGGAGTGGTTTTTTCTAGGTAATCATACACAAGCTCAAACCATTTGTCATACATAACATCACCATATTTATTTGTGTAATCGTTTTCTTCTTTGCCCATGTATGATAAGATTTCATCCCACATTCTTGGCATGTCAACGCTGTGATTATCAAATTGAGAATACGCATCATCTATATCTGGTGCGTATATGTACTCATATTCACCTATTGGAAAAACTAAGAATAGATTATCGCCATACTGAATAGCTTGTTCTACGGCCGAACTACAAAAAACACCCATTGCTCGATATGGATAACCAAATTGATTTGAGAAGTGTTTAACTAATAGTGAATGCATTTGTGGTGAAGTATCGGATGGCTGACGTAGCTTATTACCTGGAAGCTTTATAAAAGGAGCATTACTGGATAAACCTCTCCAAAGTGCTCTAGGAATACTACCACTATTCAAATAGTATGCATTTTCAATTGCCGGATACACTTTGAAATTAATCTCTTTTAAAAATGAAGCGCACTCATTTTTTATGCGATCAATCATTTCTTGATGATCTTCAATTACTTCTTCGCCAAGTAAAAATTTCTTAAAGGAAATCACTGCTGTTCCTTTCATCTGTTCTCTTACCAGTAGAATGATCTATTTTTGACCAAAATTCTTTTCCCATTCCAGTTTGCTTACTTGATGGTCTAATATCATTTCCTAGTTCTCTGGCAAAGTTGTACATTTCAGTAGCAATACCTTTTCTACGGTGTTTGGGATCAACATGAAGATCAAGTGCTTCAAGCGCATCATCTTTTATTTCAAAGTTAACCCATGCAACCTGGTTACCACTCTTAGTTTTTGCCTCTATTCTAAACTGTTCACTTTTGAATGATGGTTTAGCTCCAAGCTTGACATACCCTGCTTTTGCCACCAGAGTATACTGATTATTTAGTATGGGCTTTGTCTTTTCATACCCTTCCCAAAACAATTTCTCGTTTACTTTTTCAAATAGCTCATTAATTTTCATTTTAAAAACTCATAGCATCAATGTGTGTTCATAGATTGGATTTAATACTGCTTGCATATAGTTATTTCTCGAGAAGCTTTTCAACGTTACTATCGATCTTTTCTCCTTGATCTTTCAGCGTCTGAATTATCTTTTTTGCTTCAGTCTTGCTTACAATCATGGCGGGTCCCGAGAACCATATTTCTCTTTCTAAAGTTTCACCAGAACTGTCTACATAGTTAGCATAATCTTCCAACTTAATAGAAATTCTTTTTGGAGTTATAAGATAAGATGCCAACGCTGTCATTCTTGATTGTGGATTATCTCGCATCATTTTATAAAAAATATTGGCTCCTATAGATGGAAATCCATTTTTATTAATGTACGCTTCAGCTTTCTTACTAGTCTTTAAATTAGCCATTGAGTATAGATCAGTACGTATGTCCTCTGGAACTGAATCATAGGTCATAAGAACTGTTTGAAACATGTTGTCCAGCGCTTCATTCCAGACCATTGTTAGGGTGATAGGATCAAACTTTGAAAGCTGTGAATTTATACTTTCTATAGACGTATATTTTTCATGTACTTCATCATCGTCATCATGAAAGGTTTGGTTCGAGTGTATACCTAATGCCTGCAAAAATTGCTGCATAAACTTACCTAAACGCATAAGTAAAATAGTATTGCCGGTTCCTAGAATTGGTGCACTTATTTTCTGTCGAATGAAATCCATGTTATTGCTTATGGCTAATTTGGTCCCATTAAAAGGCAGAACCACGTGCACCTTACCATATACAACAGCAACTCCATGATTGTTGGAACAAATCATAGATTTACTTCTCTTGGGATAATTTGCAAATGACTCAGAATTATCAAAAAGAAGTTGATAGATATTATTTGTGTCTCTAGAAGTTCTTATGCCAGTGGAAGAATCAACTTTTCTAAATTTAACGTCACTATTAATACCCCTAAACAATAAAGCGCCGGTTGAAAAAGCTCTTAAAGCATCAGTGCAATTCTTATTGATAATAGAAATTGCCGTTCGCTCTTCAACATCGGCTTCTTCCCAGGGTTTAATCTTTAGTGTTTCTTCATTTATGAACTGCTTGAATGATTTCATTATTTTGCCTTTTAGTCTTCATAATCAGGAGCGCGCTCCTGTGCAAAATCAAGTAAGTCTTTTCCCACTTTTATTTTTTGCTTATGCATTTCTAATATAATTTCAATAAACAGTGGTACATTAATAGCTATGCATTTACCAGAAAACCAGCACTCAGCATCACCATCAATCTGTGACAGAGCACCGGGTTTTGTTAACGTAATTTCAAGATCATCTGGGCTGAAGATTAAACTGGATAATGCAGTGAATTTATTTTTTGGATTATCCACCATAGCATCACGTATTGTAGAAAGGTATGCGCGAGATGCGCTAAGCACTTTATCTACGCTGCTAGCAAATATTGTAGTATCTAACTTACCGCTATCATGAAGGCGCAATAACTGATTTACCCATGATGTAGTCATCCTGATTTTTACTTTAGCTGTTTTATTGTATTCGTCGGCAACATCCTGTGGTAAAAATGACGGTGGGAACAAATAAAGGTGTTTGCATAGAATGAAAAATACTACGTGCGAATCAAATGCCGCGAGAGCTCTATCTAATTTGTTTATGCTGGTAAATTTGTCACCTTGATCTGGGTTTATGTTAAATGTCGCTAGTGTGTTTTCCATCATAGAAGAAAAACCTTGAACGCCATCGGTCACATATTTCAAATCAATATCAAATATATCATCAGTATCTAGCCCGGCAACTGGGGTGTCATCATATGGAAACATGGTGTATAACTGTCCATAGTTGTCAGCAGTAGTATAATCAGTTGTACAAATAAATGATTTGCTTCGAGGTGGTACACCCTTCATGTTACTGGAAGCTTCCATACCTAATTGGTACAGATTATTAGTGTCTCTGGATGTACGATACGCTTCAGTAGAATCTAGAGCGGCTACTTTTCCTACGCCACGCATTCCTCTCCACAGTATAACTCCTTTTGCAATATCTGTTAGTGACGATTTACAGTTGTTGTTTAGCAGCTTAATTGCTTCGCTGACAGTTACCTTGTCAGCGCGCCACTTTTTCTTTATAAGTGTTTTTTCTAATAGAAGTTCATTTACCTTCATGATACTAACCTTGAAATATTTTGCAGCTGTATATCAGGACTTATTTCATTTCCCATGTCTTCTAGTTCTTTGACTATGTTTATAAAGGTCAGCGGTGTCAGTGCAAGTGCTTTTCCCTCAAACCAGACTTCTTTTCCTTTATTATCTGGAATGATCGCTCCAGCTCTTACTAGAGATAAATCCAAACTATTAGGAGTCATTATCTGAGCTGCTAAAGTTTTAAATACGTTTGATTTGTTCTTTTTGTAGAGCTTGCGTATAGTCAAGAATATAATGTTTGCTATTTCACCTTTATGATTTTTAGAAATATCATTCCATTGCTCTTCTGTTATGCTAGCATCTTCAAGCTGTTTATCCAACTTCTTTATGTCAATGTACTTTGTTTTGGCATCAGGCTTAATTCCAAGATCTGACAGTATAAATCCAATGCCCATTGAAAAAATGTCTAGACCAATATTATCTAGCGCGTGTATTTCTTGGCTTATAAAATCTGACGTTCTTGACACTGCTAGTGGAGTGTTATCAAAAGGCAGTATTATGTAAGCATTTTGGCCATATAGAGACAAACTTTTTGTATTGGTTGAGCATATAATTGACCTAGTTCTGCTTGGGAAATCAGCGAGAGCCGGAGACGCGTCCATCATCATCTGGTAAATGTTGTTGGTTGCAACTGAATAGCGCTGCGTTCCAGCTGAATCAATTATGCTGGCCCCGTGTTTCAAAGAATCTGACATAGAACGATATAGCACACTCGCATTCTTTATAGCCCTAAGCATGCCGGGCGATTCTAAAATTCTACCAATTGGGTCATTTTCCCGGCTGGCTACGCCATACGTACTTTTGACTTCATTAAGAAATGACTTAAACCTTAGCATATCACATTTCTTTCTTTTGATCATCAATGGTTATCATCTTAAGAATTTCTTCTCTATTTGCAACTATGATGTTGTTTGTTGTCTTTCCACCAGGTGCATATGGAACAAATGCTTGGTTTGCACGCTTCCGGTCGACCTTAACTTTAGCTCTGCTATTAGCAGCAGCGAGAGCTATGTTTAGATAGTTTGCAGCGACTTCGGCATTCCTGGCTGCATATCTTGGTTCAATAATTTCTGTATATGCCGTTTGATTAGTAAATGCCGTCATAGCGGCATCATACACTTCATCTATTCTTTGCTCAACTAATACATCATCTTGGTCTTTTGTATCAACAGGTGCATCTACTGGTATTGCTTGAGTAGTAACATTTGTCATAGCATAATCTTTTTCTATATCTACCTCATTCGAGTCAACATTAAATACATCATCTAATGGGTGCTTTATAGGTTTCATTTTGAACCCCTTGATTTAATAGCTTTTGATTTCTTTGGCGCTTGCTTGAATATAGACATTTCTGTAAGTACTCTAAATGACATGCCATTTCTATTAGCAAAATCCTCTGCGGCTCTCCACTTTGCTACGTTAACAGCTAGTGAGAGCTTATCATATGCTGTCTTTGCTTTTTCAGAAGACGCTTCCTTTAGTGGTTTAATTTCCAAAATCTCTTTTCTTATAGAATTATTTTTATCTCTATAAACAACAACAAAATCTGGGTAATAATTTGCAACCTTTACCTTGGCTTGTCCGGTCGTCATGTCGATATAAGGTTTCAGATATGGTATTGCAATCTCTTCACTTCCCCATTTGATCACTGCCGGAGAACTATCTAAATATTTCATTACGTTTATTTCCCATGCAGATCTAGCAAATATCTTGGATATATCCCCCGCATACTTGTCAGGATTCCTAGGAATAAATCTAGCCTTAAGTGTTGCCATAATATATTAGGGACCGCCAGGTTCCTGTCTAGATGCAAGTTGTGCTGCATCAGCAGCAGATGTATTACTGTCTTTTCTTATAAATGGTGATGAAGGTATGGCGATTCCTTGAGCTATACCAGAAGCTACTGAGGCAAGCGTTCTACCGGCTGCGGCACCTAGGCCTCCTGATATGGCTCCTATGGCTCCTGAAAGTGCCCCGCCAGCAATACCGCCAAGCTTTTTGTTTAAGACATTTGAAATGCCCGTTTGTATTGCACGCTGACCCTGTCTTGCAATAATATCAACAAATGGATTTCTTGATTTTCCTTCCTGTGAAGGAGAGCGCTTTATAGATGGCGCTATTTCTTCTGTTCCATTCAATATATCTCCAGTTGCTAGAACGGGAGACTTTGAAGAAACACCATCACCTCTTGCCTCTATATTGATAGCGTCAAAGTTAAGAGTTAATGATACAGTGTTTGGTGTTCCACCCTGTTCATAATCTAGCTCACTTATATCGAGAGTAGTAATTCTAGGATTAGTTAATGTGAAAGTATTAACTTTCACTGCATTAGGTAGCGAATTGGCTGTTTGATTAACTTCAATATAGAATTGTTCAATCGTTATCTTTGATAAAATATCGCCACGAATTGGAGTTGATGATGGCTGAACTGGCAGGACACCGCGATATGACGTATCTGTAGATGTGAAGTTTTGCTGGAATGCCATCGAAAAATCACTTAGATTTAAGCCTGTATCGGGTATACTTCTTGTGATAGGCTTTAGAATTTTTAGATAAACATTAGAAAAATTTATGGCATTATTGGCTACATCATCATAGAAAGTTATATCCATATCTCTGTAGCTTATTGACTTCAGAACCTTTGTTCTGAAGTTATACATATTAACTTCTTGGTAATCAAATTGTAAAGACGGGAGATCTATTTGCTTCACAACGAAAGTTAAATCCCTGACAGTTTCTGCGAGATTAGGATCAATCATCCTAATTGCAGCAGCAACTTCTGGAAATACATCAAACTTAACTTTAAATAAAAATTTATTTTTAGGCTGGTAACCGCCTGCGCCACCAGCAATGGCTGCAGCGTATTTTGTTAAGTCCATTGTCCCTATCTGCGCATTTCGCGCAGATGCAGAAGCATCAGATTCCTGTATTTTAGGACCTTTATTAGTCCCAAATATTGAGCCTAATGCCCCTTTGACCTGATTTTCAACTGCAGCTCCGAAAACCTTGTATGCTTGGGCTTCTAGTGCAGTGCCAGTAGATTTTATAATTCCTGTAACGTCACGCATGCGATCCCTTATTTTAGGACTATCACATATTTATTAGGTTCCCAGAATGAAAAAATAAAGGGAGCATTATTGCTCCCTTTATGTGAATTAGCTTGAGATATTAAGCTAATGTAATACCGAGACTTGTAGCTGTTGTTGAGCCACCAATATTTGTTGCTGTTACGCGGACAGATATTACGTTGCCAACTGAGCGACCTGTGGTATCAAACGTTGATGAAGTAGCACCAGCCACATTAACACCACCAACTCTCCATTGGTAAGAGAACGTAATGCCCTCGCCTGTCCAGGTTCCAGTTGAAGCTGAAAGTACTTCGCCTACTGTTATCGCGCCGATTGCATCTCCAGTTACTACGGGTAGTACGGTATTGACTGGAGCTGGCATTGAATCACCAGAAGCTGAATCCCAGTCAACAATCCAGTCTTGCTTTGCATCATCTTTCCAGTTTTCTTTCCAATCCTTCTTGGTGTCTGGAATGCTGTTGAAGAGGTTAGAAATAATTCCCATGTGATACTCCTAGTAATTATAGGTTGCCGCTTAGAAGCGTACCATAGCCTTGGCCCGTTAGGTCTTGACGTGCATGGTCGTATCTGATTGACAGTGTGATAGTTGCTGCATCAGATGATGAATAGTCTAGATCGCCCCAATCAGCACTTAGGATAAAGCATCCTTCTAGCTTCCATGATTCTACTACACCTTCATTTCCATCTAGTTGCTCTAGAATAGTACCAAATTTGTAGTCTGATGCCGTTGCAGCAGAATTTAGATATTGGCCTGGTAGATCAGCGCCAATCAATCTTTTCTGCGTCTCGAGTTGTCCTTGTACGGCGTACGATGCAAGACCAGTTATATCATCTTCTAAAGTCAATGACATTTCTGACCATGAATGCTTACCCGCCATGTATGCTACTGTGTTGTAGCGATGAATTGGAACTTCGTCAAATGTAAGAGTTGGGCGTGTAATATTTGTTGCTTGACGTGTGATCTCACGTGCTGATGCTCCGGCAACCAATCTTGCTAGACCAGAGAATGTAACTTGCCAACGATACTTTTGCTTTGGATGTAGGATACCAAACCCTGCACCAGGAATTCCTACTTGCGATAAGGTAGCCATTGCGTCTCCTTTTACTATAAGTTTACTTGTTCTTTACATTATGAAAACAAGTTTAGTATTTTTATTTATGTCATTTCCTATTTTTTTCACTCCCCCGGGCGTGGTGGATTATGAAAGATTCTCTAACTTATATTTAGCTTTGTAAATGACAGAAATTATATTATCCCATTCATTAAGTAGGTGTGTATCGCTTGGTTGAAATACTGTTCTACTTGATTCAGCCCATGCAGCTAGCTCTCTAATAAAAGTAAGAGAATCATTATCGGGAAACATTATCACAGGATTTGGCATAGCAATTAAACCATACTTGCCTTGAATGTTTTCAGCAAGAGCATCTGTTAATTCTGTTAGTGAATCATATAGATCGCCCAATGCCATATGAGCAGCAAAAGACCGAGTGCGAAGATGCAGCATATGAGCAACATCTCTTGCAGCAAAAAGCTGGGATATTAATTGTTCCATTTTATTATTATTCTCCTAATTGGAAATGGGGCTCATTTAATGAGCCCCATTTATCTTATTAGCTTGGCATCTGTGCGCCAGTTGAAAGAACTCTGATTGGAATGTAGATAAATTCTGCAGCTTTGACAGGCTTAAGAGCTACGTCAAGATACATTTCATTTCTATCAATTCTATCAGGTGTGTTATTTGACTCATCGCATAGAGTCACGAAGTCATATAGACCGCGTTTAGCAAGGATATCATTAAGGAAGCCATCGGCCATTGCCTTAAGGTTATCACGAGTAATTTTATCATTAGGCTCGAACACGAATGGGAATGCACCCTTTCTTAGTTGACGCTTAATGTACATAACTAGACGCATGACGTTTACGCGATCTAGCGCTGATGCTGCATTGTATGAGGTCTTCTGACCCCAAATTACAAGACCTTGCTGAGGGAAGAACACGATTGGGTTAATGTTCTTGTAGAACTCATAAAGGTTATCGCGCTGGCCCTGATTTAGATTCGTTTCAACGAATGTTGTTGCGGTTCCTAAAGTTCCAGAAACATAGCCTACTGATGATACACCGGTAACTGTACCACGGCGAATACCAGCTGGCGCAAACCATACGAATGATTGGTTATCACTGTATGCATAGGTACGTAGAGCAATACCTGAAGGTGCCACGCACACATTTCTACCGTCAAGATTAGAAGCTAGGCCCCATGGATAGTAGTATGCTGCGTTCTTAGACTTAGCTCTTTCAGTTGTTAGAGACCAAACAGCTGCTTGTTCTGGTGTCTTGCTGAGAGGCACATCACCAATTACGAACGCTTCATCGTTTACTTCAGTTGATAGAGCTACTAGTTCATCAACAACCTCAGGATATCCTGGGCAAACGATTAGATTGTACTCATATATTTCAGATCTAACTTCTTGATTGCTGTTTATTTCTGCTTGGAGAGCAGTTGCGATAGCAACTCTCTTTGCTGCATCATTTGCACCTAAAGGAGCTGGAGCTGTTATTGAAGCCAGCCTTATAGTAAATTCATCAGCGGCCACAAACGCGGCAGATCCAGCGCTTATTAAGAAATTAATGTAGTTATTGTCAAATATACTTCCAACTGTTCCAGATGAATTTACAGAGTTATTAGCATTTGATACATCAAATTCTGTGGCAGATGTAAATGTGACTGTCCATACATCAGCAGTTGCATTAGCATCAATGGAAATTCCAGTCATTGTTCCCTTACCAGCACCTGCGGGGGCTGTTGAAGGAGAATTCTTTAGATCGAATTGGAAATAATCGCCTGGAACGAATGCTGTAGTGCCTGCAGTAATTGTGAATGAAACTACTGATGTTGAAACAGGAGTACCTACAACTCCAGTTGTAATAATCCCTGACTGCGATCCTTGGACAAGGAATGCTGTTGGAGTTGTAAATGCAACAGTTATCTTTTCTTCCTTGAAATTCGTAGCTGCTGCAGCGATGCCCGAAATTGTTCCATTACCAATTTTAACAGATGTAGAATTTTGAGCAGTCAATGTTGTAACATTTCCACCTGATACTTTGTATGGGGCGATGAATGTTGTTGATGCGTCTGTTAGATCTACGTTAGCTCTTACAACAAAGGCCCTATTGCCAATTCCTAAGAACTGATTAAGTGCAAATAAACCGTATTCATTTCTTGCATCACCATGCCATTCATTGTTTGACATGTCTTTCCAGAAGTATGGAACTCCATAAAGCTGAGTGCTTTGGCCAATAGAAGTCACCGTTCTAACTACTGAATGCTCCATAGTGCCAGCTGCTAGCGTTACGCCATTTGGCTGATACTTGTTCCTTCTTGTAGCAACAAAGAATAGAGGGACCGTTGGTGCACTTGCAGGTATGTAGAAGCTCTCGTCTATCACGGATACCGAGACTCCAGCTGAAACCAAAGTGGCCATGTTTTTCTCCTTTATGAATAATAGAATATAACTGATTATATCAGTTTTTGTAAATCATGGAGATATTTATTCGATATAGACATTCCGGGTCAAAATTTGAGGCTTTTTGCATTTATTCAATAACTATCTCACCATACTTATATTCATCTACAAATGGAACAAGCTCACCATTTTCATCAAATTCATTAATAGTAAATCCTTTCATATCTCCAATTTGAATCATGATTTTTCTAACAACTTCGTCACGAATGTCTACTGGAGCAGATATATAGATTGGCATCTGGAATGACAATGTCCATTGAATTATTCTTCTATCTCCAGCGGCAGGATAATTTTCTTCATTACTAATGTTTGTTAGTTCTACACCGGTTATCTTGGTCCAGTCAAATGCTGAATCAGATGTCTGAACCTGAAGAACAGGATCAAAAAGCATCAATACTTGTTCTAGCATCTGGTGAATCTGCTGCGTGTTTGAAGCATAAAAAGCAAGATCTACATCCATATTATATGGAATTGGCATATATCTTACTGATGTTTTTAGGTCCTGGGGATAGACACCACCCGCTGGTAAAAACACGCGCCTATCAACAACGCCAACACCTTTTCTTATTGGTGCTATTGATAGTGCCGTTATAGAAGCAGCCATCATTGGTAGTGAGAATGGCTTATTTTGTGTATTACCAGCCTGTATAGCAGCAACAACTCTGTCTTTGCTGCCAACCATTATTGGTACACTTATAAATTCTGCTTCTCCACATTCTCCCTTTCCAGTTGCTACCTTAAGTCCAGCAAATATATTACAGAATTGAAGAAGATAATTTCTAAGTTGACCTTCATAATAATAAGATGTTATCATACGACCTGTTTCTTCTTAAGTGACTGTTTATTTTCAGACTGCAGAATAGATCTGACAGTTGGCTTATAAGAACTATACTCTCCACGTCTATCAGTTTCTTGATAAACCCATCTATTTTTTAGCGTTGAGAACCTATAGAGGCGCGGTGGTATTTTTGTCTCTGGAGGATAATAAAGTCTAAAATAATCACCATCTGAAACTGTAGTCGTTT